GGGGCACTGTCTAAATCTGAACAAATGAGATTGGTTGCACTGGTGTCAGGTCTGAATGATGCCAAGAACTTAGAAGAACTCAGACTGTTTGGGCTGAAAGAACAACAGGGTCTGGAAGACAAGCTGTTGAGCATTCAGCGTGAAATGGCTGACCTGACTCTGTCGGACATTGAAAAGAAATATCGTGAAATTGCCAGAGCCGCAGATGATTCAGCCAAGGCAGCCATACGTGCTGAAGAAGCTCGTCGTGGTGCACCACTCAACAGTGCTGAACAAGCAGCCTACTATGCTGCCTCAAAGAAAGGCATTGAAGGCGTAATTGCCGCACAAAAGCAGTTGACAGCACAGTCAAGATCATTTGGCACAGGCTGGGCCAAGGCCTGGGCAGAATACACAGATGCTGCCACCAATGCGGCGGCTGTGGCAGGGCGAGTGTTTGACAAGTTCACTTCAGGATTGGAAGATGCCATTGTGGGCTTTGCCAAAACAGGCAAGTTTCAGTGGAAAACATTTGTGGCCGACATGGCAGAAGAACTGCTACGCAGTCAGATCAAATCAACCATTGCCAGTTTTGGCGATGCAATAGGATTAGGAAGTTTATTTGGTGGTGCGGCAGGTGGTGGTGCTACCAGAGGCCAAAGTGCCAACAGCCCTATGTATGTGTATGATGTGAGTTCGGGTGGCACAGGTGGTGGCGGCCTGTTTGGTGGTGGACAGACTGGTCAACAAGGCGGCTCTGGTGGTGGCATATTTGACACCATTGGCAATATATTTGGCGGCGTTAAAGATGCTGTAGGCAATGTATTCGGCGGCATTGGCGATGCCATTGGCGGCGTGGTTGACACAATCGGCGGCATCTTTTCCGGTGGTGGTGGCGGTGGTGGTGGCGGTGGTATTTTAGATACAATTGGTAGTTTCTTTGATGGTTTCTTTGCCAATGGTGGCAACATTGGTGCAGGCAAGTTTGGCATTGTGGGCGAACGCGGACCAGAATTTGTTGGCGGCCCTGCTAGTGTCACACCCATGTCAGGTGGCTCAGTGACCTACAATATCAGTGCAGTGGATGCTGCCAGTTTCCAAGCACTTGTGGCTAGAGATCCACAGTTTATTCACGCAGTGGCCATGCAAGGTGGCCGTGGCATACCTAGTTACGGGAGATAACAATGAGTTTTCAATGGATTTTTGATTATGCAGAAAGTTTGGCAATAGATACCAAACCTCTAGTAGCTGCCACTCAGAGTTTGGATGGCACTTATAGAAGCACCACACTGAATGCCGCACCTTGGCAGTTCACAGTGAAAGTGCCCGATGGCATTAGATGGAGCGAGCTGAGACAAGAAATTTCTACTGCACAGGCCCTGGGTAGATCCACAGCAGCCACGGTGCTGTTGAGCAACGCAGGATATACCAGTTGGCTCAATGCTTATCAAGGCAACTGTGCCAATCCTGCTGCCGTAACTGCTAGTTGGACCACCGGCAACACCATAACACTCACAGGTGGACAGGCAGCGTCAGGATTTAACTTCAGAGCCGGTGACATCTTACAATTGGGCTCTGCATCTGCTTATCAAGTGGCAGCAGATGTGCCATACAATTCCAACACAGTGACCTTGAATAGACCCTTGTTGGCCACTGCTGGCTCAGCCACTTTGAAAATTGGACCTGCTGTGACTTGGTCTGTGCGTTGCAAAACATTTCCAGATTGGACTATATTTGCAAGAGATCAAGTGAGTTGGTCTGGTCCATTTGTTTTTGTTGAGGCCTTGGTCTAATGAATCTCGCTAATTATTCTGCCATTGGTTCTGCACTGTTGATCCGTATTGCTGTGCCAGATGAAGCTGTCACTACTTTTTCTACCTATTGGAAAAGTCTCACTGTGGACGGCACAACCTATACCGGGCTAGGCAGCTTGGTCAGCCTGAGTGAAACACAGAACAATATCCGTGCCACTGGACAAGAACTTACCATCAGCATTTCTGGTATACCTGCAGAAAACTTGACATTGGCAAAACAAACTCTATTAAGAGGCAGCACAGTGCAAGTGCGTCGTTATGTGTTTGATCCCAACACAGGATCTGCCTTGGCCATTGCTGACAATCCTACAGGTAGATTTTTTGGAATCATAACTAATTTTGCTATAGATTTCACAGCCAACATCGCCGAAGCAGATAGATCAGGCACTGCTGTGATCAGCTTGACCTGTGCCAGCACAGTGAGTCAGTTGGGCAACAAAGTGTCAGGCAGACGCACTGCCAAAGAAGATCAGAAAAGATACTATCCCGGAGACCTCAGTATGGATCGTATAGGCTGCCTGTGCCGCAGTAACTTTAATTTTGGAGGACCCGCATGAGCCTGTTTGACACCATTACAGATCTTGGTAAACAGGCCATTGGCCTATTTTCTGGCAATGACATAGGTTCAAGTCTGGCACGCACTGCGTTGAGTGCTTATGCAGTGAGTCAGGTCACCAAGAGCATTGGACGAGACAATGATGCTGCCACACAGGCCCGGACACCTGCACCGTCCAAACAAGACACAGGACAGGCCATACAGGTCATACCAGATCAAAACAATAGAATACCTGTGCTGTATGGTAAAAACACAATGCCTGGCATTATTGTAGATGCCAATATTTCAGATGATCGCACCAAAATGACCTATGTGTTTGCCATCTGTGAAAAGACTGGCACCTTGCTCAGCAGCGGCTCAGCCACCACTTACACCTGGGACCAGGTGTATGTGAACGATCAACGTGCAGTGTTCAAAGAAGATGGTTGCACCTTGGACTCCACAGTGGATCGCAATGGTGTGCAAGACATCACCATGAGAGACCTGGTGACCATTCGCATGTATGCCGGCAACTCATTTGGCATTAGTCAAATACCTTTGAACAATGGCTATGCCATCACAGCAACCAACGCCTGGGACATAGTGCCCGGCTGGACACCCATGCATGTGATGAACGATCTTGTGATGGCCATCATCACTGTGATCTACAACAGTGAAAAAGGTCTCAACGGAGTGCCTAAAATGCTGTTCGAACTTTCAAGTAGTATGACACAACCTGGAGATGTGCTGTATGATTATGCCACCAACACCAGATACGGGGCTGGTATAGCCACAGGAGACATTTACAGTGAATAATTTTTCAGAACTCAACGACTACGGCGCAGGACAGGTCACGTTTCAAAGCCAAGCAGACTATTCAATTGTGTTTGGCAACAGTCTGGGCAATGGCAGTGTCACTGCCAATAACACTGTGTTTTTTACCTTGCAAAACAGGCAGCCCATTATAAGTTTTACCAATCCATTGGAGCCCTTGGTTGTGAGCATTATTGCACAGCCAGATCTCAACGGAGCCTGTATAAACACTATTCAATATGTGGGCAACAATGCCAACATCACAATTTCCAATCCTACCGCAGGTGCTTGGGTAGCGCAGGGCATGTGGACAGTGGCCGACTACAATGAACTGTTTGCCAATGGCGTGGTGGAACTACCTGCGTTGCGAACAGATGATTTTGTGATGGAAACCACTGCGAATGATCAACTGGGCAACACCAGAAGTTTTTACACTGAAGTGGATGTGATCCCAGGTGGGTTTAGTCGTCCCAACACAGTGAGCTTTGATGAAGACACCACTGTGCAGATAGATGGTATGGGATTTTCGGATCTAGCAGATCAAAATTATACATTTACTTTTGGTCTTGTGCCCACTAATTCTGGCAACATTTTACTCAATGCCACTGCACAGCAGGGCAACACTATTGTATCAACAGGAACAAGAACTCAAATCAACACCAGATTGCAGGGCAACATTGCATTTATTCCTGCAGATGACTATGCAGCCAATGCTGTGATGGCTGTGAACATCTACAACAACACCACTTCAACTGATCTGGGCTATGCCAACATTGCTCTGCAGATTGCGGCAACACATGCGGAAAGCAGTTATCCATCCGACATCACATACAGTGATGTGGGCAACATTGCATTCAATGTGTGGACCTCAGGTAATTCGTTTGCTGTGACTGATCAAGCAGTGGGTAAAAATTATTCACTCACGTTCAATATGGGCAACACTGTGATTGGCAATCTGTATCAAGGCAACACCCTGGGTGGCAGTTCAGTCACGCTGACCGGCAACAAGGCCGCAGTGAATTCTGCCATTGGCAATGTGCTGTTTGTGCCCAATGGACTCAGCACTGCCAACGCCAGCCTGGTATTCACACAGACTCAGACCACTGCCAATATCCTTCAAACCAATGTCACAATACCCATGATCAATCAAATAGTAGCTCAGCATGCAAACGATGCAGGTCCGCTTCCAGTGGGACAGCTTTACACAACCGGTAATGCTCAAGCCAATACTGCCAACACCAGTTTTTCACTCAGCACTTATTCCGGTGCAAGTGGCAATGTTTTACTCCAAACCCTGGGCAACACAATAACACCAGCGGCAGCTCGTGTGACCACTAATGTAAAATACAGTCCTATCAGCATACGCCTTAGCAACCAAACAGGCCTTCAAAATCACAGACCTTACTTGACAGCAGGCAGCACAGTGCCTGATACTTGTTATTTTGCCTTCTGGGTGTATTTCAACGGAGTATCACCTAACAAAATATTAACCTTGTTTAATTCAGTTGGTGGCGGCGGCATTCCAGCCGGCCATGCTGTATTGTCCATACAGTTTTCAGGAGGCAGCGGCTTTGTTCTCCCCAACGACGGTTATGTAGTGTCAGGTGGGTATTACACTGAGCGGTTGGTTTTGGGTGGGGGATTTGAGCTCAATACCTGGAATCATATAGCAGTGCAACGAGGACCTACTGTTGCGTCTGGTGTGGCCCCGATTGCGGCCTGGGTCAACGGCCAACCACAAACCTCAGCATTCAGTGGACAAGGCCTCGGCAACCCTGGCTTTGCCATACCCTATATCAGTGGCTATCCTTGGAATAAATTTCGCTTTGGTCGACCCGGCGGCCCTGTCAGTGACACGCAAACAGCCCCGTTTTTACAAGATTTTTTACTGGATGACATTGTGTATCAAGACAACAATCCCTATACAGCAGGGGTGGCATTCACCCCCCAACCCTTGGGCCAGTTCACCGGCAATATTCGTATGATGATGACTGGATGCTGATCCAATGACTACAGGAATTTAATATGGCTACACAATCAAGATTTACCATCAACGGTGTGATTGACACCAGTAAAACTGCATTGCAAAATCTCGAAGATATCTGCAACAGTTGCGGTGGCTGGTTGACTTTTGACAACTATTCAGGCAAGTGGAGTGTGGTGATCAATCAGCCCGGCAGTAGCATAAAGACCTTTGATCACAGCAACATCATTGGTGGCATCAGAATGAATGGCACAGGATTAGAAGATCTTTACAATGCAGTCAAAGTGACCTATCCGTTGAATGACATACAAAACAACACAGACTTTATTGAAATAGCCTTGCCCGAGGCCGAATGGAATCCCAACGAAGTAAAAAATGTTTTGGACATTACTTTGCCCTTGGTAAACAATCAGGTGCAGGCTCGATTGATTGGATTTAGAGATCTCAAACAGAATCGAGTGAATCAGATCATACAGTTTGAAACAGACTACAGCAGTATTGGACTCAAGGCCGGAGACATCATCACAGTGACTTCTGAACCCATAGGCCTCTCAGCCGAACTGTATAGAATCAGCGAAATAAGAGAACAGGATTCAGCAGAACTGGGCATCACATTGACCATCACAGCCATTTTGTATAGTGCTGACGTATACGATGAGAACAATCTAAATCAATACATTTTAACTACAGAAAACGGCATTATAACAGCAGGTGACATTGGCACTCCGCTTCAGCCCACAGTGACCTCTTATCAAAGTGCTGCCAGACCCAGACTGGTGATCAACACAGTGGTGCCATCTGGTGTGATTTCAGCAATGGAATTTTGGTTGACCACTGGCAATGCCAGTAATACTTACAACCTGGTTGGCACACAAACCAACACATCAGGTGTGTTTCTCACAGAAGGCAGCACAGTGACCCTGGACATCAGTAATCAGGACACAGGCAATGTGTATGTGAAAACTCGAGCTGTGAACAGCACCTCGGCTGGTGCTTTCAGTCCTGTGAGTGCGTTGATTCCTTTTGTGCCGGTTCAGGTCACTGATAAAATTGGTGATGGAACAGAACTGAATGGAATCAATCTCAACGGCTTGGCCTTGCCATTGTTGTTGAGCAAATTGACCAGCCTGTTTGGTTCTGGTGATGGCAGCAACACTCTAGCAAATCAACTAATTACCGTAGGAGGAATGGATTCCAGCACTATTCAATCAGCGGATTTTGGAGTAGCAAACACAGAAACACGGTTAAATGACATGGCCGCTGGCTACACAGACGCTGACGGATATGACCTGGCTACAGTGATAGCCAACGCCATTCCTATACCATTTACTTTGGCCACTGCTTGTAAATTATTAGATATAAATGTGACCACACCTTTGTGCGAGATGCAGTATAGATTTGAAGATCGCACAGGAACAATACGTCAAATAAATCCTTTTATTGCACAGCCGCCAATGGGTATAGATTTATGGACTGGCACTCCTGCTAGTCCGGGATCACAAATTGCCAGCGCCACAATTGACTGGCAATTTAACAGTGTGAGAATATTGATGCCAGGCATAGCAGCAGGTAGTTATTATATTGCTGCTTATATTCTTCCAACATATGACCTAGACATGTATTGGGTAAGATCTGGTATTGATGTTTACAGTAAGATATTTTATACCAACTTTAATATTATAGGTGGGCAAGGTCTGAAACTAACATTGAACAAAATAAGATAATTCTCTATAAATACTGATACCTGCACTGCCTCAGTGGTGCAGCCATCACCCTTAGGAGAGCACAATGAGCGGAGTATTAGACTTCCAACAATACGTTGGCGGACCAGATCAAATCAAATGCGAGCAGTGGTTTCCCACCAATCGTCGCACCTTAATATACAATTTTCAACAAGACATCACTGGCTGGACCTTTAGTGCAGACTTTCAAGTGGTGGTTGTGGACACAGTGACCTTTCAACGCTACACAGGTCAACCCAATTTTTCCAACAGCACCATCATTGGCACATTTGCCAAGGTTGATCTGTCTGCGTTTGCAGGTGGTATCTATGTGCCCACTGTGTTCAATGCTGCCACAGGCACTGTGCGAGTGTTTCACCCCAACCTAATGTATACTGGTCCTATCATTCCGGATGCACGTAAAAACGTGCCCATCACTGTGTTCTCTTTTGCCTGGACAGATGCCAATTCACCCATTACCAATGTTAACAAACATCGATTTGCATTGGTCAATGCCTGGGAACCTGATGTCACACCTGGAGACCCCACACTCAGCACCAATCCGCTTTATACTCCTCTAGTGGTGGCTTGATATGAGTTACACTGTCATTATCACCGAAGAGGACACTGCCAACATCACAGTGGATGAAACCACTCAGAACATCACAGTAGATACCAGCAGTTTTCCCATCACCATTGAATACAACGCAACCATCTTGACACCCAATGCTTCGCCCTATGGCAATGCAGAAGTGGTAGCGTTGATGGCTGCATTTGGCTCAAATGCAATTAGCACAACAGGCAACATCACAACCGGCAACGTGATCGGCAACGGATCTGGTCTCAGTGCCATCACTGGCGCCAATGTCACTGGCACAGTGGCCAATGCCACTTTTGCATTAACAGCCAACACTGCCACTTTTGCCAACTCAGCCACCATTGCAAATTCAGCCAACTCAGTTGCAGGTGCCAATGTCACAGGCACAGTGGCCAATGCCACCTATGCACTGAACGCAAATACAGCTTCTTTTGCCAACACTGCCACTGTGGCCAACAGTGCCAACGCAGTCACAGGTGCTAATGTTTCGGGCACAGTGGCCAATGCCACCTATGCACTGAATGCAAATACAGCTTCTTTTGCCAACACAGCAACTATTGCTAATTCAGCCAATGCTGTAGCAGGTGCTAACGTTTCAGGCACAGTGGCCAATGCCACCTATGCCGCAAATGCAGGATCTGCTACCACAGCCACCACTGCTGGCACAGTGACTGATGCCGCACAGGCCAACATCACCAGTGTTGGCACACTAAGCAGCCTCAGTGTCACAGGCAATGTTGCCGCAGGTGGTGTGCTCACAGACAACTATCGTTATGCCAACGGCACACCTATATCATTCGCTGGCACATATGGCGATGCCAATGTTGTGGGTTTGATGGGTGCTTTTGGTTCAAATGCCATTTCAACCAGTGGTAATGTCACTGCTGGCAACATCACTGTGACTGCTGATGCAGTGGTGCAAGGCAACCTGACTGTGTCCGGCAACACCACATTCATCAATTCAAATGTGGTCACCATCAATGACAAGTTCATCAATGTGGCCAACAACGCAGCCACAGCAGCCAGTGCAAATGGTGGTGGCATAGGAGTAGGTCCTGCAGGCACAGAATATGCCACACTGGAATATCTATCCACACCCAATGTTTGGGCAACCAATATTGGTGTATCAGTCACAGGCAATGTGGCCGCAGCCAATGTCAACACAGCAGGTGCAGTCAGTGCCACCGGCAATGTCACAGGTGCTTACATTCAGGGCAATGGATCGCTACTGAGCAACATAACAGGTGCCAACGTCACAGGCACAGTGGCCAATGCTACCTTTGCTACTAGTTCAGGTTCAGCAACAACAGCAGCCACAGTCACAGGTGCGGCACAGGCCAATATTACCTCTGTGGGAACACTCACAGGTTTAAGTGTAAGTGGCAACACCACCTCAGGCAATGTGCTCACAGCAGGCACCATAAGTGCCACAGGCAACGTTTCTGGCAACTACATTTTAGGCAACGGATCACAACTCACAGGCCTGCCTGCCACATATGGCAATGCAGATGTTGTGAGTCTATTGGCTGCATTTGGTTCAAACAGTATCAGCACTACAGGCAACGTTACTGCCAGTTATGTGATTGGCAACGGAAGTTTATTGACCAACATCACCGGTGCCAATGTCACAGGTGTAGTGGCTAATGCCACATACGCAGCCTCAGCCGGCTCTGCAGGTTCTGCAAACACAGCCGTCACTGTGACAGGCAACGCACAAGCCAACATTACTTCAGTAGGTGTGTTGACCAGTTTAAGTGTAACTGGCAACGTTGATTCTGGCAATATTTTAACTGCTGGCATTGTGAGTGCCACTAGCAACATCACTGGCAACTACATTTTAGGCAATGGATCACAACTCACAGGCATAACAACTTCTGCAGGCGGATCAAACACACAGATACAGTTCAACGACGGCGGTGTGTTTGCTGGCAATGTGGCCATGACATTCAACAACACCACTGGACGTGTGCAACTGGGCAACATCACCACCACAGGCAGCATCATCAACACTGCCAACACATGGACAGACACCACTGCTGCATCAACAGCACCCAGCACAATCATCATAGGCAATGGCTACAGTGGCAACTACAGCACCACATACCTGACCAACAACCAGCGCAACACAAGATTGAGCCTGATGGATCTGCTCACAGCCACAGACAACGGTGCAAGAAAAACTGAACTGGCATCCACTGTGTATTATGATCTCAACGGTGTCACCACCTACGGCAACGCCAACGTGAACAGTCGCTTGCAGGGCATTACCAGTGAAGTATTCATTCAAAACGGCAACACGGTTCAATCAAGTCCTTTATTGGCACGCAGTGCAGCGATTAGCCTGTCTGCAGGTCAAAGTGCCAACGTGGGCAATGCCAATTTGGCCACAGCATCATCCATAGTGAGTTTTGTTGCTGTAAGCAATGGCAGTAGAATTGGCAATGCCTACGGCATATATTCTGGCAGTTCAGGCAACACTGCTCAAGGTGCTTTGATGCCCACAGCCATGTTGTTTGTGGCTGCACCCAATCACCAGCCTGGATCTGGAGCAGTAGATGTGGGCAACATTTTCAACTACTACACACCTGGATCTGTCAACACGTTTGGCATATCATCGGGCAACACTACCAGAGTTGCCAACTACTGGAACATCTACAACGAAGACAATGCCAACAAGAACCGATTAGGTGCACTGACACAGTATCAAGAAAGCAGTTACAGCCTCAGCAGTAGTGCCGGTGCTGTTGTGGTCAACAAGGCCAACAGCCAGGTGCAATACTACACAGTATCAGAAGCAGCCACCATGAGTTTTACTGGCTTTATCACAGTGGCCAACATACCCACAGGTGGCGGAGTGCCCACTGCAGTGAATCGCTATCAGACTGACACAGTCACGGTGATTGTGCAACAGGATTCCACTGGCAGAACCATTACCATGCCTTCTGGCACTGGTTACAAATACGCAGCAGGTGTAAGCACAGTGCCAGCCACTGCCAACGCCATCAGCATGATATCCATCACTGCTTACTACGACCCTGGCACCTCAGCCACTGCGTATCTGACCACAATTTCACCAGCGTTCACATAACATGTTAGGAACCAATCGAGCCAGTCAATATGCAGGATGGTGGACAGGTGCACTGAGTGCTCGTGCCACTGTGAACATCACCACAGCCAACAGTG